GCTCCAACCATGTTTACTGGAGTTGTTCCTCCACCGCCACCTCCGAAGAAGCCCATCGCTTAACCCTGCCTTCCGATTAAACGCGCTGTTCCTGTGCTTGTGATCGCAGCAATGGCTCCGGTTGGAACGAAAGATCCTTCAAATGTTATGCCCTGACCGGATGTAAGCTGGACTCCGTCAGCGGTTGTGGCGGTTCCATTCGTATCAATAAACGCAGTGCCGCTAGTGCATTGCACTAAAAGATATTTTCTGCTTGTATTTGACGCAAACAATGTTCCGTTGGTTGTTCCTGCTGTAAGAGTGCCAATGGTGGTTGTTCCGTAGGTTTGGTTTACATTGATGCGGCCAGTTGTGTCGGTTGAGATAGCCCTAAGATTTGTTCCGTCTGTTCCAGCATAAAGATTTGCTGTATTTGGTGCAGCAGATCCATTTGTTCCGGCAGACGAGAGCATGACATCCAAACGCCTGTTTGTTCCAGACGTTGTGGATGTGATTAAATTTCCAGATCCATCACGCAGATTAGATTGTACCGTACCACTGGAAACAATAATTCCGTCAACAATATCAGCTTGAAGCGTTGTAAGCAACGCCTCAATGTCAGTTAGGTTGGCATTGATGGACATGGTCCCGCCAGTAAGGCTGGAAATGATCTCCTCTATCTGGCGGCCCATGATTTACTCCTTACGGAAGGTCTTTGTACAACGCAAACGGACCTCCGCTAACGTATGTAAATGACGTAATGTCTCCGTGAAGTGTCGAACCATGATAAAACGCGACGTTATTGTACGCTGTCCCACTGATGGTAAGACTTCCAGTCCCCTGAGTAAGAGCCGTGATGGCATCAAAGTTTCCGGTGCTCGTGGAAGCACTAGAAACGATAGCCGTCCCGGCCTCGCCTAAGACGAGTCGAGATGATACGCGTGACATACAGTTTAGCTGTAGACCGGGATCTTGTACGAGGTGCCGTTGAGCTTAACGGTAATTCCCAGGGTCGAAGTACCAGAAACAAATGTCCCGGTAGTTGCAGTTGTGGTGAATTCCATTGCGGTAGCTTCTGTTCCAGAATTAATCCGAACAGGCTTGCCTTTTGCTTTCAATTCGCGGCGAATGTTTTGTGAACTCATGGATCTAATTTCCTATGTTTTGCCCAAACTTGTTTGATTGTATCGGCTTTATGTCTTGGGCGGAACTTGGAGCCGAGTTTTTGTTCTAGTGCGTGATAACCTTTTAGAATGTTGCGACCGTCCATGGCCGCTGGATGATATGCTGGTTCTGAACCACAATTAACAAGTCTGAAGCTAGAGGGAAAATTGCGTCTTTTTAGCTTACTTGGGACATTGTCCCTTTCATCTACTGGACGCTCGAGCGTAACGACGCCCCCGGTGTCCCTGTCTTCGTACTCGTAAAGTGGCATCAGTCGTCCATCATTTCCCCACCGTCCATCTTGACGGCTTCATTCCGTAGACGTTCCCCTTCGCTTTCAGCTTTAGGATTCTCTTTTTCAATTTCACCTTCAGCTTCATTTACGCGAACGGTTGCGACTCCATCCTTGACTTCCATCACCTCTCCGGTGAGTTCAACTGAATCACCGACAGCTGGCTCGGCCTTTTCAGTCTCTTGAGAAATCGTTAAATTACCAATTGGAATGCTTACAGTAGTAGCCATTTTTGGACCCTTATTTTTAGGCTCGGACCCGGGGAGATTTTTGCCTCCCCGAGTCTTTGCCGAGGGCTCGATCATTAATACAACCGCGCCCATGTTAATTAGCTGACTTCAGAACGACTAAACACGATGCGGTAGAACGCGTTGTTCAAAGTAACCGCGGTGTAGTACGTTTTGACAGCGACCGAGGTCACCAAATCCAGAGGGTCGGACTTGTCCGGACCTTCTGCAATTAGGACCTTGGGGCTATAGGGCGAGTCGCCAGTGAGGCTAGGTACGCCGAATGCCTGGTCACCGAGCACAATGTTCGCCAAGAAAGGCGCAGTGCTGGAGTTGTAGGCCGCTGCTGCAGTGCCAGAAATGGCGCTGGAGGAAGCAGAACCGAAGGACAGAATGTTGTGCGACAACAGAGTCTTCACTCCGTAGTACGTTCCAACTTCACCCTTCAGCAAGCTGTCCACGTTCGAGTAACGATGCGCCTGGATATAGTCATCATCGTTGAGGATCGAACGAGCAGTACGAGGATCTGCAACCAGGATGTAACCACCCTTGATCGTGGGAGCCTTGTCAACTCGGAGAGCAGTCACGGAATCGAGCAAGTCGAGGGCCGTGAAAGCCGAGTTGGCTGCGGTCGCGGCGATAAAGTTCGTCGCTGTTGCATTCTGCGCGTAGCGAACCGAGGTCGACAGAGTTCCAGTTCCGGAGGTAGTTCCGGTCGTGAGCACGCGGTGAACGAGGGTATCGGCATGCAACGCATGATCTTCCGCCAATTGAGTCGTGGCCTGCGCCATTGAATCAAACAAGTTTGTGGCTTGCAAGATATCAGACAGCTTGACCAAGCTGGCAAACTGCTGGAGGGTCGCGCCGACAGTCGACAGGGTCAACTGACGTTCGTTCGATCCGGGGTTTGTGCCTTCCGACGTTACTTCGATGATCGAGCTAATGCTCGGATTGTCATAACGGAAGAAGCGAATCTGCTTGTTGCCGTTCTTCCGAGGAAGCGCGGCTTTCATTCCGAATTGTTCCATCTGAAGGATGGGCAATTGACGTTGGAGCAACTCTTTCGAGAAGTACTCCTGGTAGGCCGCTGCGAGCGAGCCAGAGGTTACTAGTGCCATATAATTTTATCTCCTGTTGTCTAAACCTTAGTTAGCGTCGTCAAATTCTACCGCCATTCGGCGGAGCTCGACACCTTGTTCAGCTACGGATAAATCCTTAAACTGTTTCTTCGGCGCCGGTGTTGACGGTGAACCAACTCCAGGTTGTAAACGTTTTTTGAACTCCGCATTTTCTTTGCGAAGCTTTTCGACTTCATCTGCTAATCCGGTTGAGTTATCCGTTTTCAGAGCAAGCTGTGCGATCTCGACTGCATCGACGATGCCGTCAGGATATTGGCGAAGGACTGCTTTTGAGTTAAGTAGTTCTGCTACTTTTTTATGAAGGCTTGAATTTGAATCTTTCAGATCTGGATGCTTATCAACCAATCTGTTCAGATTCTCGTTCCAAGCCTTCTCGCCCATCTCCTTAACTTTTCTCTCTTGAGATTGTACTTCGTACTTTTCAACCTCTTGAGCTCTTTTATCGGCCTGCTCGGCTAGGTCTTCTCGACCCTCTTCCCGGAACTGCTTCGCAGCGTTTCGGTAGTCGGTCGCGTCGAACTTGCCTGCTGGTCTCTCATGGTCTGCCTTCCGTGCCTCTTCACGTTCGCGCATGAATTCCTGGCGCTCACGTTCCAATCGTTCCTTTTCGGCCTTAGACTCCGCCTTAGCTTGCTGAATGGCATCCCATTCTTTCTGCTGGCGGTTCTTTAGCTTCTCGTACTTGCTGGGTTCCTTGGCCTTGTCGGATGACTCAACCGGACTCTCAGACTCTGTCGTTGTTAAAGAACTATCACCTTTTTGATCTACGACTTCGGTCGTAGAAGGCGAATTTTCTGTTTTAGGTTCTGTCGTCGACGTGGGATTCGACTCGGTATTCTCCACTGGTTCCGACGTTGGTGCCGTCTCCGGTTTTGCTTCCACTTTATCTGGAGGGATAATCCCATCCTCAATCATGGCTGCTCTGCGTAACGACTCCGCTGTCAGTTCTATTCCATCACCCATGCTAACCCCTTTACTCCAGCCCCGGAATGGTTAACGATCCCGGGCGGGATTGTGACTAGTCTTTGTACTCCGCGGGTAACCTCTAGTCGTCTGCCCCTCCCGCGGGATGAGTGGCATCAATTCCAAGGGAATCGATTACTGCCACTGCAGATCGGAAACCTATTGCGAATCCACACGCTGTCAAGTCGCCTTTTTGAACTGCGCTAGAATCCTGTCGAATTGTCATGTTTCTAAGGATCGCCGCGAACCTGACCCCATGATCGGATCTCATAAAACTTCCCAAGGCCCTGGCGTCGTCCCCTGTCCATTCCGGCTCGTCGACCCACCTGGTAAAACGTATAAAGTTTAAGATTGCCCTTAGTCTTGTCATATGATTGTACCCCATGAACTATCTGCAAATACTTTCACATAAACCCCCATAAGCCTTTGCTTTAGAGCATTATACACCTTTTTCATGTTAATGTCGTGCCCGGCCAGGATGCCACCTTTTCTGACTTTTGGTTTCCATGCGTCGATATCTGCGACGACAGCGTCCGTCTGATGGTCTCCGTCCAAGTACACAAAATCTAAAGACGCGTCCTTAAATTCCTTCGCACCTTCCACGCCAGTAAGTTTTAGATGTGAAATATTAGGGAACCAGGCAGTACGCTCAAAATATTTTTGTTCTACTTCCGCCATATCCGCATTCGATGCGTGGTCGTCTTTGTCGTATCCATTGAGCCATGGATCTACTGTAACTACGCTGTTAAAATACTTTGCCATGATCACGGCATTTTCACCGGAGAATGTTCCAACCTCAACCGCGCGACCGTTTACACCAACTTCGTTTGCCCAGGCATATAATGCATGAAGAGCATTCAATTGCCCCTCGGGTCTCATCAGCGCTATCACACCATCGGTTGTTGCATGTTTCCTGGCATTTGTCCAGCCATTTCCGGTGGTGGTAGTTGCCCCTGCGCGCCCTGCAGTTGTCCCTGCTGTTGCTGTTTCGCCTTGTTCATTTTCTTCAGTTCAGCAGTAATCGCCCGGGCAGTGTTTGGATCGATCTGTTCCAGCGCTTGCAAGTGCTGATCCAAGTGCTGACCGATTGCCTGTGCTGTAGCCTGGTCGACCTGGCGGAATCCTTTTTCGGCCGCCTGCTGAAAGTCAAATATGATCTCAAGATGGGCCCTATGATCGTCGGTCGGTTTGATCGCGATCGGGAACGCGGTCGTCATCATCGCGGCGAGTTCCTTCGCCTGCTCTTCCCTCTGCTCTTGCTGGTTCATCATCGGGTCCTGGACAAGGCGACGTACCAGGCTTGGATCGTCGAGCTCGAGCACTGACTTAACAAGTTCAGCCTGGTTGATGAACGGAGATTGTCCGAGCAGTTGCATCCGAGCTACTGCCTTCTGAAGCTGGAACTGGCGAGTCTGGAAATCGTACCCGCCCTTCGGCATGATCGAATACTGTTCGTGCAATGCTTCCGGCGGGACGGTCCCGGTATCTTCTGCATAACGGAAATTCAGATCCTTCTTGTCGTACTGCAGATAGATCGACCAGCACTGACGGAACAGGCGACCTAGCGACATGCGGAAAAGACGGTTGCGTAAATCAGCACCCGCGGACCCGGTGTTCACCAACGCTTGAATTTCAGTTGCTGTTTTTCTGGAGCTACCAGGTTCCGCGGGGTTGTTGCCGACTCCGAAATCAATTGTTCCGACTCTCTGCTCCGCCTCTGCACGTTCGTCGTACATGACGCGCATGAAGTCCATCGGAGGAGTTGTCATCTGCACAGGCTTGATGCCCTGGGGCAGGATCTGCCCGGGTTGCATCTTGAGATTCGCCATGTTGAGAGAGACAGGATTGTCGGCCTGGAACAGGGGACGGTTTGCCAGTTCCAGGAAGTCGAGCATGGAGTTTTTCAGCTTCGCTAGGGTCATCTCATTCGCAGCCAGGATCTCAGCGACCCCGCGTGACGAATAGAATCCACCGTTGGTCAACTCGTAGCTAAACTCTGTGAACGGACACTGCTTGTGCTTGTAGGGAAGAACAAAATCTTCACGCACAGGCTCCATGGTTGCTAGGGGCGAGTATGTCGAAACATTCCACTCGTCGTCTTCGTTCCTGGTATAGATTTCCCAAAGGATGATCCGGTCCGGACGAGAGTCGTAGGTGATGCCTTCGCGTTGGTAAACGGCTTGCTCTTTTTCTGTATTGATCCCCTCAAACTTGGTCCCGCGTCCAGCGATTCTCTTGATGAAGTCCTCGTCCTGGTTATAGGCCGCGACGCGCTTGTACTGGTCGACTGACAGGACCATGACGTGGCAGAGGTAATCGGCGTCGTCCAGGGCAACAGTCTGGTCCGGCACAATAAACCTGGTCGGATCGATCGCCTGGAAAATGATCTCCTTCTTTCCCTCGTCCCAAATTGATTTGAGTACGGAGCGACCGAATAAAAGCATGTCGTCAATTAAACGAACGATCTCAAATTGGAACGCGGTACGCTCCCGGATCTTGTAGTCGAAGTAGCGCTCGGCAGTGACGGTGAGTGGGGCCAACTGCTGGCGCATAGGAACGAACCCGGCGACGACGTCGTTGCCAAGGGCTGAGTTGACGTAGTTGGGTTTGAGCCTTTCAATAATACGATCAATCAGCGCGACGTGCATGTCCGCCGCGGTGGGCCATGGCTTAACCTTCCGGCGCATTCCAAACGTGCGCATCTCATAGAACTGCCTCTGCCGGGCGTCCCATGTTGCGCGGTTCTTCAGATCCCGGAGGATGCGCGTATGAAGTTCGTTATTGATTGGTTCCATTGTTCCTTGTTCTTACTTCGTATTCTAAATCGTTTACCGTGTTGATCGCATCGTATGCCCAGGATTGAACATTGGGGGTAGATCTTGTGACCTCCTCAAACCTTGGGTCGTTCAGAAGTCTGTCCGCGTTCCCCGACGTCCTCACCACCGGATTGACGGTTGCGCAGCCACCAAGCACTACCACCAAAAGAAGCATCGATGCGACCGCGAACGTCAGACCATTCTTTCTTTGCGGCAGACTCATTGCGCTCACGTT